CATGGAGTGCGCTTACAGGTCCATCACAGTATCCTGCTGGAACTGCACCAGTATCCGCACTGTCTAACGCATCAGCCGCAGCACCTGTGGCACAAACACTAGGTGAGCTATCAGCTAATGGGCTTATGGGCACTGGCGTTACTGCCGCAGCTCCAACCTTAGCAGCCGCAGGGGCTACCACTGCAGAGATAGCCGCAGGTGCAGGTGCGTTTGCAGCCCCAGTAGCTACAACAGTTGCATCAACAGTAGCCCCTACAGTAGCAGCAGGTGCAGCCCCAGCAGCATTAATGGCAGGACCCTTTGCTCCACTAGTACTTGGCGGCATGATGCTGGCTGCTAACTCAGGTAAATAAGAGGTATTAGATATGAGTTGGATAACTCCAGAGTTACTCGATGCTCTCCGTATGGTAGAATCTAGTGGAAATAATAAAGCTGTATCCTCAGCTGGTGCTGTAGGCGAGTACCAATTTATGCCTGAAAATGTACATGATATGGGGTATGGTGTAGATAAGTTTGACCCCAAGAATCCCGAAGAAGCACGTAAAGCTGCAGCCCAATACTTAAGCGGTATGCAAGAGCATCATGGCTGGACACCTGAGCAAACCTTACAGGCTTACAACTGGGGTCCGGGTAACATGAAGAAGTACCTTTCCAATTCAGGATTAGACACTGATATAACTATGCCTGATGAAACTTCAAATTATGTAGGTAAGTTTTCCCAGTTTGGGTGGTCTCCTTCTGAAAAAGGAGGAATACAGATTGCACAAGAATCTGTTAAACCAATAGATAATATACCAAGAGTTACAGCTGGACTTCCTAGTTTTTCTTTTGATAAGATTGTTGAAATGTTCAGTGATAAAAACACTGAAGAGACAAAACCTGTATCGGAGATAAAGAAAATGGCAACACAAGAAGCTCAGGCTTACTTTCAAGATTTTAAGACCTTAGATTCATTACCAAGTATGGACAGTCGTCTGATGGCACCTATGCAACAACTGGTTGAGGAAAAAGTAATACCTGTAAACAGCTATAGTCCGGGCGTAGATATGAATGAAAACCCTAAACCAATGTATCCACTTGCTGGTGGATTAACTCAAGAACCACTTGATACGGGTCCAGCACAGTTTGCTGATATTGAAACATTATTTAATGAACCAAGAACATATGTACCTGCCAGCGGACGTACGGATGCATATAGTTATATTGATAATACTATACCACCACATGCCTCTGAGTTTAGTCAGGCTTATGTAGCACCTGCAGGTAGAGAACCAGCGGGAGTAGCTGTTGAACAACCTGCTTTAACTCTTGCACAACGTGGGGTAAATCCAAACGCTATATACCCATTACAAAATGGTACAGTTGTAGATCAGTCTGGAAAACCTGTCAGGTCTGGTAACAATAATGTTATTGGTCTCCCAACACAGAACGCAGCTTACGCAGCCCCTGCTGGTGGTAAAGGCGCTAACGCAACACCTCAGTCAGCTATAGATCAGCTAACGGGTATCAAAGGATTTGGAGGTAAGTAATGTTACAAGATTTATTCGATGAACTATGGGGTAATAAAGCAAATGCTAACGCTTCCTTACGAGATAAGCTGGGACTACCCCCTCAGAAAAGCGTAATGCAAAAGAGTATCGATTCAAGGACAGGTGTTAACTACCCACACTCAGATACAACACGACAAGCTATTCTTAGTGATCAGAAAGAGCGGCTACAGCAAGCACGTCAGGCAAAGGGTGTACCTAGTCAGTCATCTATCCCGAAGGCTACAGGACCTCAACAAATGAACCTACCTCTTGGAGGTGGTCAATCAGGTGCTTCTCAGTTTAAGCCACCATTCCAAGGACCATCTGTGCCACCTTCACCTCAAATGGATCTTGATTTTAATTCGACTAAGCCATCTGTTAAAGTACCTGTTAATAATAAACTACCTGTACCCACTAACAAACCTAACTGGGTCCCCGGAAGTAGCAGGGGTGCTAATAGTCCAGCAATGACTTGGTGGGATAATAACGCTAATGTTAAGACTAAAGCTGTTAACCCTGCAAGTGCAGCAGCCTTAGGTGTTACAGGTTTACTCCACTCGCCTATGCTTGGTAACCCTGAAGATAATGAAGAGTGGGTTGCATCTCAAGTTGAACGAGGTGTTTATCCTGAGGGATATACCTTATCAACTGTACGTTTAGAAAAAGAATTAACTAAAGATGAAGGTTCTGTCTCTGAAGATCTTACCAGTAAGTATGACGCTGCAGTGGGTAAACTTGCTGTGCTGGCAGAAGCTGGTGCAAGTCAAGATGTTCTTGATTCTGTTCAGAAAGAAATTAATCTTTTAGATTCTCAAATAAAGTCAGCATCAGGTGGTGGTCTTACTTCTAACTCTACTCAACTAGAGAAACGTAGGCAGGAACTACTTGCTGAAAAGAAAGATATAGATGCTAAAGTTTTAGAACTATCAAAGGGTAATATGTTTACTCAGTTAGGTATTATGGATGCCCCTAACGCTGAAGATATGAATAAGATACTAGACAATAGCGGAACCTTTGGTGTTAGTGTTCGTCAACAAATGACTAACAACGCACAAGCATTAGCAGACTTAGATAAGATACAAGCCATGCGTAAAACAACAGAAGATCTACAGACTAAGGTATCAGAAGATACAGAGGTACAAGATCTCATAGCAGAGATGGAGAAACTAGGTCCAGAGGATCCCATTGACCCTAACTTAGGGGCTGAAGCGCAGATCAAGATTGAAAAAGTTTCCAAGGTAGTTACTAAAGGTTGGTTTGACGGTGTCGATCTTAGTAAGATGATGTCTGCAGCTGGTGACTTCTTAGGTGACATATGGGCTGACCCTGCTGTTAAGAGTGCGTTAACTTACTATGTAGGTTCTCGTCTTATGGGTTACTCTGCAAGTGGTTCAGGTATGGCTGCTGGTGAAGTATATGTTAAGGGTGTTGAACAACAGAATAAGATTGATGTGGTTAACGCTAAAGCTGACAAGGATGCTGCTATAGCTGCTAAGAAAGCTGCTCAACCTGACATGTCAAAGACTGTTGAAATGTTTGACCGTAACTCTAAGAAAATAGTTAGCGGTAATATGGCACCTAATGGAGACTTTTATCTTCCGGGATCTGACATAGCCTTTAACGCAGCTAAAGCTGGACTTGTCACATATAAGTCTGGACTTAAAGATCATAGAACCTTTGAAGAAATAGATAACGATATGATTACGTACTCTAACGATGCTGTTGTAGATGCAATTTCACTTCTTGATGAAGAGTCTTTCCCTTATATTGACCAAGTAAAACGTTTGTTTAGTGATGGTCAAGCAGTCGACTCTATGGTTCTTCACGCTTCTCGTAGGTTAAAAGAGCAAGGTGTAGACTATGGTACAACTGCATTTAGGGCAGCACTTTCAGGTACTCTTAAAACTGAAATAGAAAAGATTGCAAAGAATGGCGGTACAGATACTAACGAATCTATGATGAAGGATCTTATCGGTGCTGTTGAAGCTAACTGGCTTAAGTCTAATCTATTGAAGCAAGGTGCTGTGCCTAAGTTTGTATTAGGTAAGTACACAGATTGGGGTAAAGACGGTAAAGGTATGAAGTATGACAGTGACTTTGAGTTATCTTCTGTAGATACTTCAAAGTTGTTTAAAACAGCTTCAGGTATTAACGAAGCTTTTCTTTTGACTGCTGATGAAAAATATCCAAAGCAGATAGCTAAAAACCATAGCATCATAACTCAAACTAAAACAATACAAAAGTTAGCTATGATCTTTAAGAACGAGGTTATGACTAATAAAGCTGCAGCTAAACATTGGCAACAGATTGCAGATAAGACTGATTCAAATGCTTTTAGTTCTTGGCTTCAAAGTTCAAGTATGGATGATGCTCAAGCCCCTAGTAAGTATAATGGTCTTAATCAAGAATCGATAATGTCTCAAGTAGAAAAACTCTATGACAAGCAGTTTAAAAAATAACAGGAGAAACACTATGGCAAATGGTCTTGTAGTAGATCTAAGTTCTGCACTCTCACAACAAGAAGAGGCTACTCAAGGCCCTAACCCCGTAGCCCAAGAAGACTTTTATGACTACGCTTCCCCACAACAGTATACTATTGGAGACACCTCATGGCGTTTCTTAGATGGTGATACAATTAAAGACTCTGTAACAGGGGAGTCTGTCAGACTACGTGGTATTAACACAAGAGAAACTTCTAAGTTTCTTGAGGACTCTAGTTTTAAACAGGGAGAACTTGGTGGTGATGCAGCGACTGCTTACATCTGGGATCTCGCACAGAAACATGGCTTCACTACTGTTATAAAATCAGGAGAAAAAGGTCATCATGGTAGAGCTATGGGGGATCTTGTGGATAAGGATGGAAACTCTTTTGTAGATACCCTACTTAGGACAGGTGTTGCCAGCCCTTGGCATTTTTCAGATGACTCTGATGTTTCATTGTCTAGTTGGGGTATTGCAGCTGAAGCTGGAAAACCAAATGAACCTACGGATTCTTACGAAAATGCAAGGCAAGCAATATATGAGGCAGAGACCGATCAGTATGGCGGCTTACCTATACAGAAGTTAATGGCATTTGATGCTGCTGAGTACCAAGCAAACCCAGAATTATATATGGGGATGAAGCAAATAAACAAAGGTGCTGACTATAAGGGTAGGTCTCGTACTCCCTTTGGTACTGGCTATGACACTGGTTTTGCAACACTATACAAGTCTCTTAACAGGCTTGGAGAAGCTCTTGCAAACAGAGTAGGTGCGGAGGAAACAGAAGCTAGTTTTGCTGCTGATGCTTCTGTTAATCAAGATTATATTAATGCATTACCTACTGTTAAAATGGATGTTACCGAAATTGATTGGACTTCTTTTGATGAGATAACAACAGGTATGTCAGGTATGCTGGGCACATCTCTGCCTTTTATGGGGGCAACAATGTTAGGTATGGTAGCAGCCCCTGCAACTTCGGGGACTTCTTTAGCCTTACCTGTATCAATGTACACAGGTATGGTTCTTGACACTATGGAAGGTAAGGTTGAAGATAAGAATCTTGGCATAGCGATAGTGGCTGGCGCTGCTATGACGTTCTTAGACAGGTTAGGTATCAAGGGTTTTGTATCTCCTTCGATGATGATTACAAAAGAAGGTAGGGATCAAGCCATAAAAGCTATTGCTAAAAGTAAATCTATTAGTGAGGGTGAAGCATCTAAACTTCTCCTTAACTTCTCTAAGAAAGAGATGTTAACTTACATTGATGACGCTAAAGCTTTTGGAGCTAATCAAATACTTAAAGGTAATCTGTTTAGGGAAGGTGTTAAGAGTCTTACTAAATCAACTTTGGGTGAAGGGGCTACGGAAGCACTTCAGGAATTAACAGAGTACACTGCTGCTGTTATTGGTTCTGAAAAAGAATGGGACTACGATGAGATAGAGAACCGTATGACTAATGCTATTGTTGCAGGTGGTCTTATGGGTGCTGGTTTTGCTACGCCCGGAGTTGCAGTTCAAGTAGGTGATTGGAAATCTATTGTAGATTTTGAAGGGGTTGATGATGGTAGGTTTGATAATATTAACACTAAGTACCGTAAGGAAGAAGAGTCTGAGTTTGGATACGTAAGATCTGTAGAAGAAGTTTCTGAGAAAGTACGTGCGGAGTATGACAAAAACTATACTGATAACAAAGGTGTCAAAGGTGATGACCATATAAATGACCTTGCGGATAAGCATAAACTTCCCGGAACTACAATTGAGCACATTAAAGCTTTTATACACAATCCTTTAGTAGCAGTAAGAGCAGCTGTTCGTGATACGTTTGCAGAAGCAATGGGTAAATCTAAAACTGTTTCTCAGATTCAAGATATCATGGGATCTGTTCGTAATAAAGTTTATAGTGGTGCTGGTTATATTCAACAACAACAACTTATGATGGCTGAGTATAGAAAATATATTGGTGAAACAGAAACAGTTGAAGCATCTTTTGATGTACCTAAAGGTATGAGTTCTAAAGGTCGTACTGATTATGTTAGCACTATTATGTATAAGTTTTACAGAGAGGTTGTGGAACCAGCTACTAAAGCTAACTCTAGTTGGGATTGGAGTAAGGCATCACCTGATGTTTTAGCTAGAAAGGATGCTATCATTAAGCTTGATAGCGGTATCCGTAAAAATGCTGAGGCTTTACGTAATGGTAATAACAAAGCTAAGAAGTACACTGGTGAAGAACCTATCAAATTTCTACCTGATTGGGGTTACAGGCATAAAGGTTTTAGAAAAGAATACATTGCTAGTCATAAGGATTTATTTATAAACACCTTGACATCTTCTTATGGAATGTCACATGCTGATGCAACTGAATTAACTAATGCTATTATTAATGAAAATCAAGTATCTACTCTTGGCGATGCATTTGATATGACAAGGGGTGGTGTGTCTCCTTCTTCACAGAAAAGACGTACGATGCACATATCAGATAGGCCTGAGTTTGATCAGTTCTTAGAGCAGAATATATTTAAGAACATGGATGATGCTTCAAGAGAGTCTGCAAGGTTTCAAGTTCACCGTAAGTTTGTTGGAAAGGATTCCATATATATTAATAGGATGCTAGCTAACGTTCGCAAAGATCTTGATAAAACAATGAAGCCTGAGGATGCTAACAGACTTTTATATAAGATTGCATACAAGCTTCGTAACATGTTGAATGCCGAGTCTGGTAACTATAATCGTATAGAGAATGAATCTATAAAGCAAGGTCAGAAATACCTTACGCTTGTAGCAACTCTTCAGGGTTTATCTAACGCTGCGTTCTCCTCTATGCCAGAGATGGCTATGCTACCACTAGGTGTATCTCGAGATGTTCTTGTCAAGAATGCAGCCACACAGGGTTATTTGTTTGGTGAGGCTGTTGGTTCATGGATACGTAACAACGCTGTTATGTTAAGGATTGCACAACCTCGAGAAGACCCTACAACTTATCTTGACAGAAAGATAGCTGAGGTTAGATCTAAAGGTGAAGCGGATCCACGTTACATTTTCTATACAAACATGAAACAATTGTTAAGAGAGACTGGGTTTAAAGCACAAGAAACAGGTGCCGCAACTACCACAGGTGTTCAAGAAACTAATGAGATGACTAAAGGTCTCACTGATGCATACTTTAAGGCTAACTTTTTACATGACCAGCAAGACATGCACCGTATGGTGAGGCTTTCATTATTCAATGATTTCCTTATTGAAAAGCTAGACTTAATTGAGTCTAAGAAAGGTGAAGAAGATACTGTTGGTGTGTCCGAAGCTAAGCACATGTTAAGGGAGCTAGGAATATCCTTGCACACTATAGCGCCTATTGCTAATATGTTAAAGGAAGGTAAGGAGTTATCAGCAAATGATGCTTCAAAGTATAAGCGTGAGTTTCTTAACGGAGCTGCTAACTTTGTTAACCAAGCTGTACCTTTACCAAACGCATTCAACAGACCACTGTTCTATAGTGACCCACGTTTTGCATTACTTACTCAGTTTAATGGTTTCACTTCTACATTTACAGCTAACCAGTTGCCGATGTTATGGGATCAACTTAAAGGTAAAGGAAGTAAAGGTTTAACGTATGGTACTTTTGCAACTATGGGAAGTATGCTTGCTCTTGCATTTATATCTCAAGGAATTAAAGATGAACTTAAGTATGGGGAGACTTCACCGTACTTAACTGATAACCAAAAGATACAACGAGCTATCTATTCAAGCGGGTTATTAGGAACTACAGAGCGTGTAATTGGGAGTAACTTTATCTTTCCTCTATACGGAAATAGCAGCTACGGTCCGGGAGAGTTTGTATGGGATAACATTGCAGGTGAAGCAGCTGCCACAGGTACAGTTGGTCGTGTCTATGGTATGCTAGACTCAGCAATACAGAGTGACGGTGACAAGTTTATGAAGAACTTCTATGGAAGTTTACCATTTCTTGCACCTTACAAGCATAGGCTTATGCAATATCAGTGGGGAAAAGAGGAGTAGCCGATGGCTAAATTTACACAAGCAATTAGTAACACTGCTGAAAAGGGAGTTGCGTTGTCTGACAACGTATCCCTTAAAGCAAAGATTAGGAACCAGTTAAGTTTAGCTAATGAAGGTGATAGCGTCATTGACGATAACGTTATTAATGACCAAGAGCAACCAGCTACACCAGATGGTAGTAGATTTTATAACACGCAGTTGACTGAAGCTATGCCTTACACTAAAGGTATAGTGATGGAACCTGAGAAGGTTACCGAATCTGAAGCTTTGGAACTTGAGTCTCGTCAGAGAGATTTAGAAGCTGATCAGTCTTTGCAGCAGCTACATGGGACCAGCCTTGGTGATTATAGTCCTGACGATATCACTAAGATTGCTGGACCTATCGCAGCACCTTTCATTATAAACTCTATTAAGAGACTTCAAGAGACAGACTCTTTGTTCATACCTCTTGATGAAGCTAGGAAAATGAAGTCTGTCAAAGGTATGTTAGGTCTTAGGTCTGAACCTGAACCTGAAACTGGGGTTTCTGATCCATCTACAATATATGAACCAGCAGATGATAAGACTTGGGTAGACAAGGATAATACAATACCTTTAACTTCAGCCGAACTATTTGGCCACATGAATGGAGTTAGGTTTTCATTTGACTCTAGAGTTATGGAAGTTCTACCAGATTTACAGGTATTATCTTTAACACTTATGGAATCTGTGCTTAGTAAGCAAACAGAACAAGAGTCTATGATTTCTCAGGAAATGATTGACAACTTTTCTAGAGATGAGATTAAAGACATAGTAGGTCTTACTTCTGAAGAAACATCTTCTGGTATTTCAGAAGAACAGATAGGGCGTACTCTTTCAGAAGAGTGGCTTAAATTCCAACAAGTTCAGGAACTAGGGATGGACACTGTACCTGACGCTCATCTTGATCCACAAAACGAGATGACCAAGGAGGCTTATGAGAAGCTTGGCTTATGGGCTAAACAACTTTATTCCTTAGGTAATCCAATTATGTATCAAGCTGTTCAAGTTAAAACTGGTAATGGTAGAACCCGTGGGGACTACCTTGTTACACCTCTTGGTCGTAGGATTTTAGGGGAAAACAAGAGACAGCTCATGCCACCTAAAGTGAGGTCTAGGCCTCAAGTAAGTGACAAACCTCAGGTAACAAACCAGTATTCAAATGTTAAAGAGAAAACTGGTAATCATTACGAAGACCCTAAACAAAGTGCACAGGATAAAAGAAAACCAAAATCACCTGAAGCACAGATTAGGGTTAACACATCTAAGGTTCGTCATGTTATCACACCAGTACGGTTTAAGTCTGGTATGCTGTTAAGTCTTATGGGTTTAGCTGCCGCTGCAGATAGAAAGATAGTCAACGGTATGTTGGTTGTTGTAGGTAACGCTGCTGAGATTCTTGGTATAGGTCAAAAGACTGCAGATAGTATTAGCAATATGTCGCGGGATGCTTTGTATCGTGTTGATAGTATGTTAGTTGAACTGTCAACTTTTAAAAACCTAAACCACCCTAAGGTTGCACAGTTGAACCGTAAGATTGAAATCTTAAGGGCTTTTGCTGCTGAGTCTTCTACCGATGAATTTAAGATTAGAATGTACGATTTTAGATCAGGTCAGGTTCTTACGATGTTGCAAGATATTGCAGAGTTTAAGGATGATCCTATTAGTTTTGCTAACTATATTCAAAAGGGAACATCTCGTCTTGGGTACAGCCCACAGTCAATGAACATGCAAACACATAAACTTGCACGACAATTATATGGCAGTGGAAATTCATATCAAATAAAGCCCGGAAGTAATTCCAATGCTGAGTTTGCCATGCTTGTAACTTGGGGTGCACATTTCTTTGAAGAGTCTAATGTTGTACCTGAGCAGATGATGGCTAACATGCGAAAGCGTATTGCTATGAAAGATGACAAGCTTATGTCTATTGCAAGTGTTGGTAAAAAACTTAAAGAGATCCTTAATAATTATGATTCGGACTCAACCAGTAATGCTATCCTTGCGATGCAGCAAGTGGAGAATCAAATTCAAGGTGTAGGTAATGTTCTTAAAACAAAAGCTGAGTTCAATGCTGACAGTGAAGTTGTTCGTTTTATGGATGAAATATTTGAACATCCTAATGAGGCTATTAACTTAGTTGAAGAAGCTATCGAGCTTGGCAGGTATATGGATACAGTTGAACGTGGCGGTAGCTTCTCTTCGTCTATGCGCCCTGTTGAAGTTGACGGAATCACTAATGGCCTTGCAAGTATGGGTGCTCAGTTGGGTATTGGAGAGATGATGTATCGTGTTGGAGTATTACGTGAGAACCCAACTAAAGTTCTTGCAGAGTACGAGGGGGTTGAGGGTAACTTACGTGAAGTCCTTTCAAAGAATATGCGCAGCACGTTACCTGATGTTCTTAATAGTATACAGTTTAGGGAGAAGTTTAAAGGTCTTGATATTGAGTACTTACCTGAGCTTGAGAACATACTTGCATTAGCTTTTAACAATACTGATGACTTCTTAAAATACCCTTTGATGACTTTACCTTATGGTCAAGCGATCAAGAGTATGATCTCTATGATGATGGATGTGGTTACCAAGGACCCTTCGCTTACTGAGATTGCTTCTAGAAGGAAAGGGGGTGTGCCAGAGTTGTCTCAAATTCTTCATTTTATTCTTGAAAAGAATCTTATGGAAACTTTGAACCCAGAGATGATTGCTTTTACCCATAGAGTTAAACAGCTAACCGAGTTAGGTATGTTAGTTGATGAACCTATACGCTACAAAAAAGCAACAGGTATCTACACTTCAATCAACACAGTAGATTATGTACCACGAAAAGGTGCACCTGTTATCTCTGAAATAAAAGAGAAGTATGTTAAACCTAAAGGCGATTACGTGTATGGGGACCCTAGTAAAGAGTACCCATCTGTTCTTGGAAGCACTCGTCTTACAAGGAATAAGTATCAACCTACTAGTTCAGAGCAGAACTCTCTTGGACTAACCCCTGATGGTGGTTGGAAAGTGGAACAGAGTATACTACCCCAAGTTATCATTGGACTAGACGGGGCTACACTTGCTGTTGCTCTTTCTGATTCTAACTATCGACAGTTACAACATGCTTCTGGGGTTGACACTCCTTATGTTACTACTATATACGATGCTGTTATAGGTGACCTTGGTTCTTTTAAACCACTAACAGAGTTAGTTAATAGGTCTTGGAAGAAAGTAACCTTTGAGTATGATTTAATAAAGGAACTAGCTGACGGGGCTAATGAAGCGTTAAGTCGTGGTGGTGAGAAGCTTAAGGCTGAAGCTCTTAACAATCCTAAGGGATTGAGAGAGAACGATGCTCACTCTGCTTACTTGCTTGATAAGGGCTATGATATGATAAGGTATCGGCCAAAGAATGCTAAGGGTAAACAAGGTCCTTTAACAGATGGTATGGAACACATAAGGAGTATTCAACAAGATACGACTGCAAGGTTTGATGTTCTGTCTGATAAAGAAAGGAAATTGTTTTCTTCCAGAGCTAGTATGCTTACAAATCAACAAGCTTACGATCTGTTTAGAATAACTTCTCAAGGTTTGGGCAATGTCTTACAAAGCATGTACACTTCTGCAGCTACTGCAAAGAAAGGTAGGTCTGCTATTTTGAAAGCACTTGGACCTAACCCTGTGTTTCAATACCATGTTGATGCAATTAAACGTTTTAACTTTAACTAATAATAACAATAGATAATAATAAAAAAGCCCTCTAAGTTCCAGTTAAGGAACCCAAAGGGCCTTACCCTCAGGTATACATTACGTATACTTGGGGGTTATTTTATTCGTATTGTTTTGAAAGGGCATTTTCTATTGTCATCCGACCAGCTTTCCTACCATCTTCAGCATAGGCTTTGGCTTCCTCATCAGACAGACCTTCAGCCAGTGCACCTGCGTAGTTATCATCCCATACTTTACTAAGGATTGCCTCATTGATATCGGGTGTGTACGCAAGGGCTGGGTCAAGATTGTACATCTCAACGTATTCCATATCGTCAATGCCCGGAACTATATTGTAGGACTTCTTTTCATTACTCATCTTTTACAAATACTCCATCGACCATACGACCAGTGCGCACAGATATTTTATTATAGGCTTCATCTAAACAATCTGTTAAGTCAAGGCCCCATAGGTTTGATTGTATTACCAGAGTGACAAGGACATCCCCCATCTCATCTCGTATCTTATCCACATCTCCAGAAGAGATAGCATCAATCATTTCAACTGACTCTTCTTCAAACTTACTTAGTTGTTTTTGAATACGTTTGTGCCTGTCGGCATCTGTATGTAGGTCACCAAGGATACCCTTGATGTGACCCCAATCAATAACCTTAAGTTCAATCTCCTCAAATATCTTATACATCATCATCACCATCTGCTTCTAAGGCTTGCTCTGCAATAGACAGGAAGACAAAGTTTGCTGTTGACTGTAGTACACCTAGCATTGCTACATTGGTTACTCTGCCGTTATATTTATTAACAATGTCACCAACGTCATTTAGCATATCGTTTTCAGCTACATACTTATCTGGGAATTGTGTTACGTTACTCATATAGTTATCCTCTAACAAAAGAAATAATCAGAGGAGATGATCTCAGATATATCTAATGACCCTAGCTCTGGTTGTTTAAGTTTATAACCCTCTCGGGTCTCTAATAGCATCTGCTCTATAGCAGTAAAGAAGTTATCACTGTTATACATCATAGCAAATTGCCACTTGGTGTGGTCTATCAATTTATTTATATCACATGCATGAGTTGAAAAGGAATCATGTATAGCTCCAAAGTCTCCAGAGAAACTCTGAACAACTTTAGCCATGTGAGCTGCGTCCATTGAATGGATAAAATTAGGTGAGCATCCAGATGCAAACGATCTCCTACACGGTAACAAGTTACCATTGGAAGTGATGTAAGGTATCTTAATGCTATGACCTATCTGACCAAGACCACGTATGGTACTGCGTACAGTGATGTTCTTCTGTCTCCACACTTCGTACAACACTGGGAATCCTGAAGGAGTTGTCCAACGTGTACATGTGTTACCTGATGACAGTATGTGGTCAGTCATCTTCTGTATAAACTTCATAGTTTTTAAGGGACCCACACAAGTATCATTGATTGAAAGTATAAGTTGTTTTGACAGAGAGGTACAGTCATCTTCTGTAATATTATACTCCGTGTCATACCCTTCAACCTTACAATCATAATACATGTTAGCTGCAATCTTCTTTTGACCAGCTGAGTAAGCCCTTGTCATTGACCCACGCTTTGCTATACCTTTTCGTATAGCTTTCATTGGCATGTTACGACCTTCAAACCACTCAGGCATTCTCTCTGTAAGACGCTTGGCTACTTGGACATAGAAGTCCTTCTGTATCTTACTAGGTACTAGGGATACTAGTTCGCCAGCTTGCTTGTCTTTAGAGATAGCTGCCAGATGTTGCCATCCATTGTTACTCCCATCAACAGGGATAGGTAGTCTACTCATATGTACAGCACCTTCAAGTACGGAAGTGCCGTACCCCTGAACATCTAAGCAACATGCAAGAAAGCTAACTGGTTTTTCTGCTTCTGTTCTGAAGCTCTGTCCATCCGCTAATTGGTTTATCCAAGTCAGGTTGTTTAGGGTCCACAACTCTCTGTCCTTTAGCGTCATCTTGTCTACTGAAATTGTGTATAATCCTTCGTCTTGAAGATAGGTTCGGTAGTCCGCTGTTACCCATGTTGGTAGTTCCTCTATATCATAAGATTGATTATAAGAACAAGCTGTGTGTATGCATAGCCATCTGTACCCCTCGGTATCCATAGCTTTTGCATAAGCAAACTCAAAGAGTCCCTTGGATACATCAGAACCTTGGTAGTTTAAGAATGGTTCTGTGTAGTACACACGCCCACGATAGTCACACTCTACCATTTGATAGAAGTCACGTAGTCCTATGGCATGTACCTTAGCAATTACGAACTTCATCTCTATAGCTTTTGACTTAGCTTTTATAGACTGATCCTCAAGATCTATGAACAACCCTAGGTTAGTCTCTAAAGCCTTGGCTACTGTACTGTTAAGCCTCCAAGGTGTCTGCTGCAGCTTGTTAAGAGCAGTAATAAAAGGTGCTCCTATAAGCTGCTTAAAGTCTTCCTCTGAACTCATACGTTTAATGTATGGCCTCTTGGTGAACTCATTACGCAGTGACACTATGTCTTTTGGAGGGGTGAATGACGTACCTATAAGCGTACTCTTTATATACTCAGGGGGTAGGTCACCAAGGGTAGCCCATGTACTTAGTAACTTTATAATGTACGGTGCACGGAACCCTTCGTACTCCCTTTCAATATGTATATAACCAAGTTGAAAGAAAGCTTCTAGGTATAGGTCACCTACTGCAAGGATCTCCTGATGGTTAGTGTTTAGTACACCTAAAGCAGACAGCACCTGTAAGCCTATCACAGACGATGTAACGGTTAGTTTAAAGGGGTTTGATGATGACCTCCGGGACTTCTGATAAGCTGCCACAGCACCTGCTACGGCCCTTACAGTGAGCTTCTCGTACGTGTATCCGTAGGGTATCATTGAAGATATTAATCTGGCCCCTTCCGGGGGCCTCCCACGAAATGAATTACCCTCACATCTTTCTTTTATGTACTCTGTTATACGCTCTACACCAGCAGAGTTATCCAGTGTACTCGAGGAAGTCCTCTTGTCCTCTGAGTCTGTTGGTTTTGGTATCGTAGTATGCTGATCCGCAGTCTCCAGTGCGTCCTGTGAATCGTGACTTAAGTACTCGGAGTTTAATTGTGTTTCGTTCATCTTCATCTTCTGCCACTAAGTTACGAGAGAATGTTATTATATCAAAGCTGATCTGTTTAATCGAACCAGAACCTTTGATGTCATCGATAGACGATAGGTGTCCTTCTTCAAAGGACTTACCTTGTGACTTCCTAAGGTGGCTTATCAAACCTAGCCATACGTTATGCTTCTTGACTATCTTTAGAAGGTCAGACATGACTGAATCTATAGCTTCGTTACCTGTCTTTCCATCAGCCCCTTCAGATACTGCAATGGTGATATGATCAAGAATGATATACTGGCACCCAAGTAAGCATAGGTTTTCAATTTGATCAATGAGACTAGAATCCGAAACCGCACCGTTATGGTCAAGTAGGATGAGTCTTTCATTCCCAAATACTCTTTCAAATGCTTTACGTTCTTGCTCAACAGTCGGGTCTGTAGGAGTAAACATCTTGATAAACTTCTCTGCAGAATCCCCAATGCTTTCTTCAAGAGATACAAGGCCAATGACTTCATCTGTATTATCCTCCAATTCTAATATTATTTCTTTGATCATGGTAGATTTACCTGACCCTGTACCAGATGTGAACAGTACAATCTCACCCTTACGCATACCATCTAGCTTATTGTTAAGACCTTCAAGACACTGAGGGTATGGTACAGACTTAACAGACTTACGTTCAACATATGCTTCCCAGATAGCTTCACCACGTACAATAGCTGCTGGTGTGTACCTTCGTGCGTTAAACACAGCAGTTATGATAGCACTGGGGTTAGACATAAGTGTGTCACATGGATCATTATCAGGCAGTGATGCTACTTTAGTTTTATCCCAACCAATTATCTTGGCTGCTTCTGCTACTGCTTTTTCTCCAGCATCATCTTGATCAAACATTAAGATTACTTCTTTGAATGATCGTAACCAATCTCGGTTAGCCACAAGTATCTTCATGTTAGATGAGGATGGTAGGGATACCACAGGATATACTTTCTTATACTTGATAAGCATAGCTTGTTGTACTGCGATAGCATCTAACTCACCTTCAGTTATGATTACTTTTAATCCACCGGGTTGGAACTTAGATTGACCAAACAGTTCAAGCTTGGCGTTCTTAAGGTCACCTACAACTCGGAACTCCTTAGGTAAAGTCCTCTTCTTATATGCAACTGTCTTACCTTTGACTGTGTATGGGTAGTAGTGTGCATTAACTGTTCCGTTAGAGTCATAAGATATTTTCATATCATACTCATCACATGCAGTCTTAGTTAGGTTACGGTCACGTACTCCCGCACTGTCGTAGTTGTGTATATCTTGAAGTGAATCTCCACTCATATCGTACTCTCGTTTGGTATTCGGTTTAAACTTTGACACTACGGTGTCGTCATATTGATCTAGGAAAGCTGGCTTGTTACATGCAAAGCACTTACCTCTTCCATTGGACCATAGTGCTACTGCATCTGATGATCCACAATGTACACATGGATAGTGTTTAGTAAAGGTTGCACCCATTAGTTCCACCTGTTTTCTTTAAGGGATTTAGTATCTATACGTCTGACAGTTGCTTTAGTTTTAGTGTCAATCCGTTGTTGCTTTTTCTCCTTTGGTTTTAATAAGTAATCTTCCGCTTCTGTAGATTTCGTCAAGTCTTGTTTTTGTTTCATTTGTTATTGCTTCTTTTGGAATGAATTTAACTGCACCTATTTGTCTGTTAAGGTACAGAGGTACACCCTCAGGGCATTTCTCTGTAAGAACATCTAAGTACCATTGAACTTTACATTCTGCTGCTGAGAGTCCTCCCCTTGTCTCAAACAATTGTATCATTTCATATGATAACTCTGACCCATCTTCCTTTAGGTCATTAATATGTTTGGAGGAACTTGTGTACGACTTCCAGTTAGACTCCTTGTCTCTCTTAGTTTTCTTGTAAGAGTGGAACTGTTTCTTACCTACGTATCTGATTGGGTTACCGTCTGGTACAGATACAGTTATAAGATATATGAAACCAAAGTAATCGTCAACAACAAATGGATCTCCTTTGTAGTCCCAGTGTCCTAGATTAGCCATCTATTAGCTCCCCTAATACTACTTGGATATTCATGGCATGTATCAAAATCTCTGTAGGTTAGTTCATCAACTGTAAGGTCTCCATTTTCACGTAATAAATCTATGATTGCTTCACCTAAGTTTCTGGACACAGTATGTGTAAATTCTTTAGACCCCATTGATGCAAGATGTTCTTTATGTGGGTCTTCCCAATCTATCCAATGTCTATCATAGGTAATTTGATAGAAGTCTTTATTGTTAGATGATCCTGATTCAACTATCTTCATTTTTAAACACCTCTTCAATAGTTAACCTACGAAACCCATCCCAATTCCTGCGCATGTATAGTAAGTTGAAACAGGTCTCAAGTTTAGGTTTCCAATCACGTGGATGATGGTCACGCCATGTGTCCGCAACAGTTTCAATCATATCTTTTGTCGGTACCCCTTTTAAAATCTTCTCAGCTTTCTTAGGGCCTATACCTTTGAGTCCATGAATGTTATCTGTACTGTCACCTGTAAGCATTTGAATACACATCTTATAGTGACCCTCGTCACCGTCAATGAAGTACTGTGTCTTCTTATTGAAGTTGTAATGCCATCCGGGAACCATGTCTATGTCTTTATCTATATGTGCTATGACATAATGTTCACCAGCTTCATAGGCTTCTTGTGCCCAGATAGATACAATATCATCTGCCTCGCAGTTATCAGACTTGAAGCATCCAGTTTCCCATGCGTACTCTGTTACTGCCTCTCGTCTTTCCTTAACCTTAGGATCTATCTCTGTCTTACCCCTGTTACCTTTGTAGTCTTCAGAGATACCGTATCGGAAGTTACCTTTACCTTTGACAGCTACGTAACCTTTGATACTACCTGTGTCACGCATGATGGCATCAAGTGCTTTGTCAAAGGAACTCTTTGCTTGTGTGACTGAGTCTGTTGTCACTGCTATACGGAAGATGATTGAGTCAGCATCTATGAAACACTTATCGTACTCCATCTCTTCTGTCATACAGCTCTTGTTAAACATCTCGTATACTGCATCGTTATTGTTGAACATATTTATTACTCTTTGTTAATGGATCTCTGCATAATTAACACCGATCTTACCATCTCCATCCATACAAGTTACACCTACAGACTTAGGACCCTCACGGAATCCAGCTATAGATATTTCTAGTACAGTCTTAGCATGTTTAGTAGGTGTAACCCATGCAGTCTCGTCATGATAGAACAAGATAGGGTACGTACCTTCGATACCTAACTCTTTAATCTTCTTGTACTGGTAGACTAACGCAGTCTTACACGTTATACCTTCCAGTGTTTGAAGTAAATAGTTTAGTAGCTGATGATCAGAACCTACAATGACACGCCTACCATCAGCACCTATGATGAAACCAATCCCGGTCTTCATCTTATTGTGGTTGTACTCTGACAGTAATTGATCTTTGAGTTCCTTAAGCTTAGGGAATGCTGCTTTGAACTTAGCATCTGCTTCCTTACCAGCTTTAGGTGACTTTAATCCAGTGATAACTTCACCAAGCTTAGTCATACCCGCACCAAATAAGTACGCATAGATAAAGTTCTTAGCTTTTGAACGTGAGATACCAAGGATTGCAGCATTACGAGAGTGAGCATCAGTTCCATCAGATTCTTTACCCACAACTACAGAAGCTGTGAACTTGTCATCACCCATATAATGAGCCAGACCTCTGAACTGATTACCAGCAGAGTCAGCACCAACAAGCCTATGGTTACGCTCACATGTTAATAAGGATCTTAGTTCCTTACCGTACTTTGCATGAACTCCGGGGATGTTGACAATACCTCTATGTCTACAACGAAATGAAGGTGTACCAATGGTAAACATATCACCATGAAGACGACCATCACCCCACTTAGCAACCATTTCTATCCAACTGTCAACCATAGCTAGTCTTTGACGTAACATATAGTAGTCACTAATCATACTGCCAACAATACCTAGGGGTTCTAGGGATGTGTCTGTCAGTTTAGGTGACATCTTAATCCACTTACCATTTACTTTCTTGAACGTCCAATCATCAGGCTTCCAACCAATGTCAGAGAGGTACTTCTTTACCTCTGCAAGTTGACCTAGCCTTACTTCACTAAACTCTATACGGGAGAAAGGGCCTGTTATAAAACTTTCAGAAGCCTTAACCTTATCATCTAGCTCATACCAATCAGTTATAAGTTTGAAATAAGTACCGTTCTTCTTTACAATTTTATCTACTTCTCTTGTTCCTTTAAGCATACATACACTACCAAGCTTTGGCTCAAGCTCATCTTCGATAGCGTGAAGCTTCCATGTTAAGTCTCGTTTAAGAACCTTAGCTTTGGACATATTAAATAGCCAACCTTTAGCTGTGATATCAGCATTAACTATTGCAAAGTCATGCTCTAATATCAGTGCTTGTTTGAATTCAGGTCGTGCTTTAATTTGTATTGATGCTTCACGGGCTAATCTTTTGTATACCAGAGTATTCAATGTAACGTCTTGTATACAATATGTCAGCATCTCTTGGTTGTAATTAGTCCAATCGTTGTAATCACCCTTAGGGTATTCAAAGAATTCACCCCAACCTTTAAGTCCATGTCTATGTGTACGTTGGAACATACATAACTGTGACATTATGAGTGTATCCCATATAGTCTGAGAGGGCCTAGGAGTCCATCCTAGCAGTCTTTTAAGAACTGGTAGGTCATATCCAATTATGTTGTGACCTGCTATTAGATCGGCTTCTAGGAGCTTCTGTAGCCCCTCTGATAGTGATGGTAGTTTATCATCATAATCTGAGTAAGAATATACTTCTTCAGTGTCGATATCTTGCATTACAAGACACCATATTTTATCTACTTCGGGTATAAGACCATTGGTTTCTAGATCCCATATTAGTTTAGTTGTCATAGGTAGTCCTCCAAGACTAGTAAGCAGTTTACAGTGACCTTGCTTAGGTCAATTAGTTATTCTACCAGCCCCATGATGAGCCAGACATTCCATCTGCTGAGTAATCGGTCACACGTCCTTCAAAGAAGTTCTTGAAGCTGTCACCATTAAGAACCCAATCAAGCCAAGGTAGGGGATTCTCTTGAATATCCCAGTTAGGCTTAAGACCTAGGTTAGTTAGTCGTCTGTCTGCGATGTATCTGATGTAGAGCTTGACTTCTTCTGAAGTGAGTCCTTCCATAGGTCCCATTTCAAATGCAAGATCAATAACTTTATCTTCAAGATGGACAGCAGTTCGGTACATTTCGTATATAGATAGTTTAAACTCATCATTTACAACCTCCGGGTTTTCATATGTAAAGGTTCGGAACAACTCAGTCATACCTGCGACATGCATTGTCTCGTCACGAATAGACCATTCAACAATCTCACACATTCCTTTTAGCTTACCATAGCGTTGGAAGTTTAGCAGCATTACAAACGCAGAGAATAGGGACATACCTTCATTACATACAGTTTGTGCCAGTGATTTAGCTAAGCCTTGCTTAGTATCTGGGTCAAATGTCTGCATGAACTCAAGTTTGTCGGCCATTTCTTTATATTCTAGGAATGCTGTGTACTCAGCTTCAGGAAAACCTAAGGTATCGTTAAGAAGTGCATAGGAACGCATGTGTACAGTCTCTCTGTGTGCGAAAGACAGCATCATCATACGTGCTTCATTGTTTTTAATACGTGGCAGGAACACATCTACGTAACTACCACCTACTATCACATCAGATTGTGTGAATAATCGTAGGATTTGGGTGATAAAGTTCTTTTCTGACAGAGAAATCTTGCCAGACTTCCACTGTACTACGTCCTCATTAAGATCACATTCCCATTCACCCCAATGTAATTTGTCATGTTCCACTGCTTGGTTGACAAAGCTGGCATAATTGAAGGGTTTATAGGCAGGTGATGCAGTTATTAAGCTCATTTATTAGTTATCCTTGGCATGATAGGCACTCATCCTCTTCAGTTTCATAGTCTTTTAAGGCTACACGGGTAGGTTTGAAGCTAACTGTGTCTGCTTTAGCACCTGCACTTGTCCGAAGATAGTAAAGTCCCTTTAGTTTCTTATTAAATGCACGAATATGCACCTCATTTACATACGCTTTGTCGGTTCCAGAAGGAAAGAACAAATTAACAGACTGCCCTTGACATATAAATGGCTGTCGGGTTGCTGCATGGTCTATAACCCACCTCTGATCTAGCTCGAAAGCTGTCTTAAAGATTTGTTTATCCCAATCATCCATCCATTCTAGGTGTTGTACACTTCCTTCGTTCAGTATTATTGATTTCCACTGCTTTTCAAGCCATTCATCGTCATCGTTATAACCTTTAAGTACTAATGCAAGGTAAGGGTTCTTAACTAAGTGAGCACCCACTCTAGTACGATGTGTAAAAGCATTAGATTTAAGGGGTTCAATAGATGCTGAACAACCAGCAATGATTGATGAGTTTGCATTAGGTGCAATAGCCAACAAATGTGAGTTCCTTATACCATCTATATCTGGGCATGAACCACGTTCTTCTGCTAGATATACAGAAGCAGCTCTAGCTTGTGCTTTGATATGCGTAAACATCTCAGTATTATATGCAGTAGCCATAGGAGTCTCCCACGGTATCCCTACACGCTGTAATGCGCTATGGAAACCCATTGCTCCTAGTCCTAAGGAACGCTCTTGTGTGGCACTATAGACAGCCTTACGGAGTTCTTTAGGTGCATGGAAGCAGAAGAAGGATATTACATTATCTAACATAGTGATTAGGTCAGCAACCATAGTGGTTTCTTTCCAATCTTGATAATATTCAAGGTTTACACTTGACAAACAACATACTGCTGTACGATCTTCGTTTGTCGGTAGATGAATTTCATTACAAAGGTTTGAACCTTTAATGGTTAAACCCTTTTCTCTCATTTCTGGTGGTAGGTGTCTGTTAGCTTCGTCAATGAAGTTTAGGTACGGTTCTCCAGTACGGAATCGTGTTTCTATCAGACGTTCCCATAGGTCTCTTGCAGGTATTGTGTCTCTTGCTGTTTGATCATTAGGATCTATTAGATCCCAAGTATTCCCGGATACTACTGCATCCATGAAAGCATCAGTTATGTTTACAGCGTTGTGAATATTGAACGCTTTACGATTAGGATCTCCACCTGTTGGTACACGGATGTTAATGAATTCAATGATATCAGGGTGTGAGATGTCCATGTAGGCAGCATAAGAACCTTTTCGAGTCTTACCCTGTCTGTAGGCAGTCATATCGCTGTCCACTGTCTTTAAGAAAGGTATTGGTGAAGGTGCAACATCACTGACAGACCTAATGTCTGACCAATGACCACCTACGCCACCTCCTTTTACTGAAAGCCAACGTAGCTCTGTAGAATGTCCAATAAGCCCTTCTAGTGAATCAGGTACATAAGCTAAGAAACAACTAATAGGGAGACCACGTACTTTTTCTCCTAGTGCTGGTGCGTTAGACAGTATAGGTGAGCTGAACATAAACCAACCTTTACTTGCGTAGTCATATATTCGTTGTGCTAAATCATAATCAGCTTTACAGAATGCCATAGCAGCTCTTGCGTATGCATCTTGTGGGTCTTCATTTTCACGACAGTAGTAGTCTTTTAGTAATGTGTAAGCTTGATTTGAAAGTAAACTATTTCTAGAGTAATCAACTTGGATTGTCATTTAACCATCCTTCAACTGTTTCTTTATCTTTAAACCCAATGAGTCTGTTATTTGTTTCTGTGTTTAGTAGTGTTGGAACACTTCGTATTTTATGTTCTGCAGCTAAAGCCCAATCAGACTCTATATTACAAGATATATAGTTAATCATTTTATTATCTAATAATGTGCTAAGTGCATAGCAAGGCTGACATCCTTCTGTGTAAAACTTTATAATCATTGGTCAACCTCGTTTTGCTTATATTCATCTAATGCTTCAGCTACTCTAAACTCTGACAGTGAATCTATTAATTTTGTCAGGTTGTCTGTTTCTTTATCATTTATTACGTACTGCAGTAGATGGGGTACTCCGTTTTTATAACCTATCACAATAGACTTAAGCCATGTTTTTGTATCAAATATCATGCATTACCTCTGTTGAAGAACTCTAATTGCATTTCTAACACATGAATTGCTTTTTCAATATCTTTAGCATGTGACCCTTTTTCGCGTGTTAGGTATTTATTTACTTTTGTGTAAACAGATGCACGTATTCCTTCATAACCAAAGTTAGCATATGTAGCTTCAAGTGGTTGAATTCCTTGATATTTGTAGTGATCCCCACCTATTTGGGAGTTCATTGCTGAGTTCTCGATTGTTGGTTCTGTTTTTATACCATCTGGATCCATTTACTTTGTACTCCTGTAATTATTATCTTGGTAGATTGCCTTTTATATATTTAATAGCTCTTTTCATACGAGGAACATTATCATTGAATCCACCTAATGCTCTGTTGCAACTATGACATAACCACCCCCTGAACTCCTCAGTACTATGGTCATGGTCAAGAACCCATGCACCTGCAACACCGCCCCTACCTTCTGCCTGTGTTTCGTCACATAAGCATACGGGGCATTCATACCCATCAGGAGCCTGACCATGTATAGACTTAAGATACTTACGCACTTTACCAAGTTCATTGTTACATGATCTACACTCGGCTCTAAGATAAGTACCTCCACCTGATGGTCCAAAGTATGAAGTAGGCAGTTTGTTCTTACACTTGGAGCATATCTTTGTATCTTTACATGCAGGGTTTTCAGAGGATATCTTTATGTCCTCCATGAATAACTTCATTTGTTCATACTTCATACTGTACACACTAATTTCTTATTAGCTTGATATACTGCTTCTGCGAATCCCCTTGGAGTTGCTGAGCGTATGTTCTTTGTCTTCATTGATTTACCACCAAGCTTTCTATGTTGAGTGCTTGAGCCGTAACTTTCACAAGCTACTGGATCTTTTGCTGGCATTGAAAAACCTCCACCTGTCCATAAGCATGTGTGTTTTGAGTATGCATCATTTGGTGCAATGTATTCTGGATACAGCGGGTGACATTCTTCACCTTCTTTGATGTAACCACCGTATTCATAGGGGTGGAACCTATAGTCGGGTTTTCTCCAAAGGGTTGACAGCACTGATACCGGGTTTTCTATGTAATACGGAACTTCAATATCATTAAAGAGTTCATCGCACCACATTGCGTAACCTACTGCTTTTCTTTGAAACAATGGATCTATTAATGCTTTAGCTTTAAACCATGCTGCACCTGACACTGCCATATCTGTGCATACAGGGAAAGCCATTGCAAATACAACATCATCATCTACGTCATCAAACTCATGCCATAGATTGTTTATTTCATGATAGTCGTGTAGATCTGCATTCAGATAGTGGATTGAACCTCCACTTTCATAATTGTCTATACGGGTATTGTCATGTTGTATATCATAGCAATAGCATGTATACCCTGCTTTTGCCCAAGGTACAACTGCAACACCTGTGTAATCATACAGTGACAGTACAATGCTCATAGAGATGCCTCCAGTGATTCTCTTTTCTCTTTGATAGCATCATTTAGTTTATGATAGGTGATGGCACAAGCAATACTACCGCCACCTCTGGCCATTTCAACTCCGCATTCTCTGTAACTTAAGCCTGACGCACGTAGGTCTATTACTTTCACTAACTCTTCTTTTGAGTAAGCTTCAGGGGTTCCTTTTGTTTTAATAAGGTGGTCAGGTATTTTAGGTATAAAGACTATACCTGTATTTACGGATATGCCCATTTCATGCTCCTCCAGTTATTTGATCGTGTGCCATTTCTTGAACAAAGGCCGATTCATTTTCACTTATATGTTCTAATTGACTTTCTGTAAGTGGGTTACCAGTGCTATCTGTTGCTGAAGAAATATAAGCATCTACAAAGTCAGGGTAATCTGACATATCCACACCTTCAATTACAACATCTTGTAAACTGTATACATCATATATATTCATATATTACCCTGCTATAGTGTTTTTTATAATGGTTTCTATTAGTATGATTGTTGATATTGCGCAAATCCCTGTGTATGTAAAACCTTTAAGGAATTCTATTAAGTTTTCTTTCATAACCTTTTAGTCTTTTACGACTTCACCTTCAATATCTTTAAGTGGTTTGAGGTTAGGCTCATTGATGATTGCAAGTTGTTGTGCCAGTTCTTCATCGGTTAGGTCTTCCAAGTTTATGTTTGTGTTGATGTTCTCGGTACGTTGCAGTTTAGGTTGTTGGTACTCAGCTATTGTTGCTGCAAGTTTTGAGGCTTCTGCAGGGTCACCGTCTTGGATAGCCCGGAGCATCATTATTTGCATTACAGTTAAGCCAGATGGCATGTCGCTTATTACACCATCTGAAAGATACTTTAATATTTGTACAGTTTCTTTCATTTTCTCACGGGCTTCTTTATTAGATCTCCGCTTTTCAATGCTTTTACCTGACATCATCTTCATGTGTTCTTTATCCCATTTGGGTTTAAGGTTTGCAAGTGATGATTCTGTGATTGCTATCTTTGGTTTCTTTGTTAGGTTTTCAGGCTTTACTGTACCTTCCACGTACTTAACGTGATCTATCATTTAGGTTACTCCATAGTTATTTAAGTTCTATAAGGTACTTAAAAGATCTAGAGAGTAACCTAGAGGTCAAGGCTCTTAAAATGGGTTATCTGTAAAAGATATGATCATCTATTGTGAACAATGTTGTCATCTCATGTGCCCAGTATGGGGTTTCAATCCATGTGGCATGATAGTGTGTGGCACCTAAACTTGTATCGGTTACTCTACCGTAATAGATGTTCTGTGCTAGTATTGTAGCCTCAAGCATAGCCTTACCATTTGTAGGCTCGTCAGACATGCCATCACAAAACCAAGAATATTGGCAACGATGCCTTACGGGGTTCTCCATATCCCATGCATGGTACTTGGCTTGTTTTACTACATCACATACATTGTCAGGGTATCGTTTATCTGACACCCTGTTCATTGTACTTAATCCTACAGCTATTTGACCTATTACGGGTTGATCTCTTGCTTCCCAATACAAATTTAAGGCTAGGCACATCACTGCAGCTATCAATTTAACATCTCTACATCTTTATAATACCTGATGAACAGTTCTTGGTGTTTTGGTGTTGTATTCTTATGTTTATGTATTTTCTGGAGACTACCAGCACCTCTTGCATATTGGTTGGGGTCATCAGAATACTGATAAGTCCAATCATGTGTTTTTAAGATATTCTCGTATTCTTCAATATTCACTTGAACACTCATTTTATTCTCCGTTGTTATTTCATAAGTTCATTTTGCTTATTATATGGGATATTATACCCAATTCCACGTAGGAAGTTTTGGAATCGTTCAACTAGATCTTCATGGTGTATTTCTCCAGCATCAAAGACCATTTGTGAATACTCACCGTCAATGTGCTGACTGCTTATTTTGATTATGTTTTGTGGTTCTTTGATCATCGTCTTTACCCTTGTAGTCTGATTACTTTAAGCATTTTAGCTCCATGACCGGGGTATGCTATTACTTTTACCAGCTTATCCCAACAAGCTCTGCAGTCTTTACATTCACCACCTCTGGTATATGCACCACATTCAAAAGAACCTTCAGGCGGTTCGGTACTCCAGATAGTTGATGTTGTCTCACCTGCTATAATCCCACCATTGATTGAATCTGAAGATAGACGTACAACTGCGTTTGGCAGTGAAGCTATCTCAGCTAGTACTTTGGCGAACTTAGGGAACTTGTGTTGCCTTGTTGGAAACCAGTGTTTAGTTTTTGGTGTTCTTTCAACAACTTGTTTGATCTTTTTAGCTAACCTGAGGTCATAGCAATCACCTGAATCAAACCATCGAAATAGTTCATCATTGAATATTGCTTTAACCATATTGTCAACCCAATCTTTGCGTTTCCAATCTTCTTTGTTATGTACTCTTGGTGCTATTACATTTGGCATGTTGTACATACCTGTGGTTGCATAACAACCTTTACATGCATCTACAAGTTCTATAATTCCTTTGATGATTGCTTTAATACTTCCGGGGCATGTCTTCAAGGCTTCCAATGACCATGATTTACATTTACGTGGCATCTTACTTGTTTTAGAGAGTTTAATCATGTTACTTCCTGTTGTCGATTAAATGCAAAATGAAAGATATAATCATTAGCAAAGGTAGTATAAATACCATTAACTTTATCCAATTGTTCCCTTTAGGTACTTCGGGTACATTCCTTTGTCACTTGATTTAAAATAAAATGGGAGCCTTTCGGCCCCCTATTATTATTTAAAAATCATCATGTGTTGCTACTTCTTCACTTTCAACATCGAAATCTACTGACCCTGTGTATTCGATTAGGTTAGTGATTTGGATTGCAGACAGACTTGTTGAGATACCCTGCCGACCAGCTACATCGTATTCATTACGATATACCTTTACGTTACCTGTACTTCCGTTGCCGATGTTATTGAAGACTTCGATTGTTTTCTTTTGTGCATCTACAAGTGCTACTGGGAAGTTAGGTGACCCATCGTGTTTTAATGCTTTACGTTTGATGTTAATAGCTACGTTACCGTTCTCGAGTGTACGTAGCTTACCCATCTCTGCAATCTCATCTGATCGATCTTCTGGAACTTCTATCTGTACTTCCCACTGCAGTGTTCCAAAAGGCGATACTGGTTTTGATGGATCTACTTTTAAGTAGTTAAGAGTTACGTTACGTAAGATACTTGATCCTAAATTTGACATATTTGTATTTCCTTCTGAAATTAAAGTGATAATGCTGCTTGTGATTCAAAGTCGCCTTTATACAGAGGCGTGTCTGTTAGTGTGTCAGCTTTGTCTTCGATTTCATTAACAATAGTATAAGTCGATGCACGACCTTTCATATTGTTATAGTCTGAAGGGATGGCGACTACATCCTTTGGGTTGATACGTACAGCCATAAGATGACCGTCACTGGGTACGAAACCCCGTGCGTACTCATATCCTGCAAAGTGTAAACCTGCAGAACATGTACGGTTCTTGTCCTCGTCTACTAGGTTACGTGGCATAGTAGGTTGGGCACCTATGCTGTTATCCATAGTACCTGTGAAGCAATCACGGTACTCTGAGTTTACTGCTTTGTATGCTACGAAGTGACCTTCATCTGTGATAGGCAGCTTAGAGAGTTCTAGGAACCCGTATAACTCTTGAACAGCACGATACGAAGGGTTGTCTAACAGGTTACGGAAGAAGCGTTCTAAGGGCTTTACAGAGGCGTAACTGCTCATCAAGTCGAAGATACGCGCAGCCATGTTATCGGGTATGCGGTAGTCATCGAGGTACAGGCAGTCACCTACGAGTTCAAAGCTTGTATCAGCAATGGCTCGTTTGGCAGTTCTACGGTTATCAATTATATCTAATGCTTGATCGTAGAAACCCTCTAAGACTAAGTCTTTGATTTCTTCAAATAGTATATGTGACGAAGTTACTGTCACGGGCTTTAGTTTATCAAAGATTGTTATCGAGTTATCTGTGATTATATTCATTTGAAATTACCTATGATTAAATTTATTGTTTGCTTCATACTCTTTCGTTCTTTATCCCAACTTCTATGATGGAATGCATTTGTTAGAGCTTCTGCGTAGTTATCTTCAGCATGTTTTGCAAGCGTCATAATGCTTGTGTTAACCTTAGCTTTAGATGTTGGTACTTTGATATCTTTTGTTGTTATCTGGTATGATTCTGACATGGTCAATCTGCTTTTTTCGAACTCAACTTGAATTGAATTACAAGCGATTGATAGTTTTACCAGTTTACTTTTATTCCATTTTGGATCATTGATGATAAGATCATGAAACCCTTTGTCGAATAATGGACTACATTCAAGCTCCTTTGTTATTTCATTATGTTTACTTTCAGCATCATTGGCTCTTTTTAGTTTAGCTTTTAACCCTTTGATTAGTTGATCTTCTAGTTTATGGACTGATATCCATTTACTGTTAGATTTACTTACAGCCATTTGAGCATGGCTTCTAAGGGCGTGTACTTCTATACCTAGTACACTAATGAGGGCTGAAAGGT